AATGAAGTTCTCTTTTATTACGAAGATGTTTTCCATAAGTACGATATGGTTCATCATTTTCATAATAAACATTTTTAACCATAAAGTAATTTGGAATATCATAATATGTTCCATATTCGAATTTACTTGAAGTGGCAATATAATTACCTAAAGATTGAGAAGCCGCACTACTTGAAACAAAATTAAATGTAGAACCACTTATAGCACGAAGAACAAAATGTCCACTCCCACTATCGTTATTAGTGAGAGTGAAATTTTTATGTGCTTTATATGGTCTTATTGACTTATCAGCTGGGTCAATGTTCTTTAACATTTTACTTTCCCTTAGAAGTCAAGTTTAACCTTAATAATAGCTTCCCTTGAGTATGATTTTAATATTGGTTTACTTAACTTAGCGATAGCCAATAGTTCATTTGCATCATTGTAAAGACCAACTTGTGTAATAAACACTTTAGGGTCTTTAAAGAATGTTGAGTTTGTTAATGAACCATCTGAACCCGAGAAGAATGTTGGGTTAGCACTAAAGTTATAGTTTTTATTAGTTACTCTACAGAAATAATTAGTAGAACTAATTTCTTCTTCTCTACGAGCTTGGAAGTATTCTCCATCAACGATTGAATTAAAGAATTTTCTACCGTTATTATCAAAAGTATCTGAACTTCTTGATGTACTTAATCCAAAATGAGAATCCAATTGAGATGCATTAAATAATAATATACCTAAATCAGGATAAAAACTACCAACTGCTCCACCTGTTTGTGATGTTGCGGTTGTTTTAATAACTCCTGTTCCTGTTTCAATTGAACCACTAACAATATTAAACACTCTACCACCTTCATTTGTTGTTGGATTAGTAGTTGCTCCACTATCGTCAATGAATTTAAAATTACCAAGTCTTAGTTCCCAATTACCTGGGTCGACCTTTTCTCTCATACGAGCTCTGTTAAATGATACAAAGTAAAAATCATTTGAAGCACTTGGAGCACTTGTGAAAGTAAACTTCTCAGTACCTTGTGGTAATAATACATTTGCGAATTGTCTATAATTACCCGCAGTTTCTCTTTTACCAGCTGTTCCTTGTTTAGAACTATTTGAATTACCACTTGAACCACTACCGAAGAAATGGGCATAACCAATATCAAATTGGACTTCGGCTGTAGCACTTGTTGCGGCCTCATTAACATCTTGATGATATATGTGTAAAAAAGAACCAGTCGCGTTTTGTACTGATGAAGTGAAGAACGAAGTTAAAGTACCTGTACCACCACTAAAGATACCACTTGATACCTTTACTCGTTGATTTTCAACTACATCGTTTTCTCTATCGAATATTGTAAATACTGACATCTTCTACTCCTTATAATGTACTTGGGTCTGCCTTAACAGTAACTGCAACATTAAATGAAGCTCCTGTTGATAGACCTGTCACGGTTAAATTTGTTGAAGAATCAGTAGTTACAGAACGAGAAACAAGATTAATTGATTTACCCTCTATTGTGATAGAGCGTTTTCTTTCTTCCTCATTTGTAAATACTGGTGTTGTTGCACCTACATTGTTTTCGATTAATTCAATCTCTTCCATTGGTGGTGCCATTTCAGGTTCTGGAAATATAGAAATTATATTATTTCCTCCTGGTCTCGGCCCGCCACCTAAAGGTAATCCATCCACCAATCCAGCAGCTCCTCTTCTTCTTAGATTTGCTCTACGAAGTCTATTTCTTCTTTGTGCTGGTGTTTCTTTTGGTGTTGTTCTAACAGATACAACTGGTGTTATATTTGCGATTGTAGCATCGTGTAATGTAAATGCATAACTTTCACCACCACCAGAATTTCTTGTGTTTGGTGAAATAGTTTGTGTAATACCTGGACCAGTTAAAGTTACATTCGGTGAACCTATTTCTAATATAGGTAACTTCGCTGTATTCTTTGGTAAAGATACTAACTTAAATCTCATTATTTGATTCTCATCTACGAAAGATTCTAATATAGGCATATTTTCAATTACTGCCCCATAGTAGTTACTTCCGTTAGGATGAGCTGTATCCCATAATCTGTAATCAACCTCGTCATCTGCAAGTGCGAACTTTGTGATTTTGAACTCATCTTGTCCTCTTGCTAATAACTCTCGACCTTTTTTGGTTAATACAGCATCTACGGTGATACTTGTATTATTTAAAAATCCCATTTTTTACTCCTATTGATTTGAACTTAAGATGATAATTGTTCATATATAAATATAACTCTACCAAACTTTTAATCAACTTTTAGTTTGGATTCACCTGAATTCTGTGTTACAAGTTTACCTGGTGAAGTTATAGTTATCTCTACTGGTTCATTACCATCTATAGTGTTATCTTTTGTTAATAAAGTTCCTTGAACAAATGCTCTAAATAAATTTCCATCATAAGCCATACTTTGAATATCTGTTGGTTCAAATGAACTACTATATTGATAATTTCCATTATTTTTATATTGTGGAAAATCACCATATCCATTTGCTTCTGATACTGAAAGTGAACTTGTGTAAAATGGAACTTCAATCTCATTATGTTCACTAATTCTTGAACCACTTACAAATACTTGTAGTGAGTCTGTAAAATCTGAAGTAATACCACCAAAGGTAATACTTGCAGTTGCATAAAAGTTTCCATACGGACTTGTATGGTCTATTTCATTTAATCTAATTAATGTTGGTAATCCTAATTTACCAGTAGAACCACTTACGAAATCACTACCATTTAAATCTAACTCAGTTTCATATTGTGGTAGTTCTGCTTCAAAACTAAATGGTTGGTGTCCAATTGAACTTGTTTCTCTTGAACTTAATTGTAATCCAAATTCAAAATGATTAGCATTTTCATAATATACATTTTTAACTTCTGGTTTCTTACCAACAACTTGTTTACTTCTTTCTAAAATATTTGGTTCTATCAATAACCCTAAAGTAGAATTTGCTCTAGCAGGAATCATTTTACCAATCTGTCTCCATATACTGTCATCATAAAAACCGATTAATCTCATATAATCCCAAAAATTATTTGTTCCACTATATTTTTTAAAATATTCTCTTTGTTTTTTTCTCAAACCTCTATATGTAGGTTCATATAAATCTCTTGGGTCTCCAATCTCATCATCAATATTTAAATCTGCAACTGAATACATAATATCTTCATTAATAACATCTACAGGTGAGAAATAAATACCAAGTTTATTACTATCTAATGGTGCTAAATCTTGTGATGATTGTTCTCTTCTTATATTTGGTGATAACAATCCAGTCAAAGATGTATTTTCAATTCTAATTTTAGTTGCATTTCTTCTATTTGGACCAATATCAGGAACTTTTAATTGTTCTAAATCAACTAAACTTCTGTAAGAGTTTCCACTAAAACTATGTGCACTCGCACTCGTGTGATATAAATTCTTTCCTGATTTATTATCATTAGCACTTGGTGAAGTATTTAAGTTTACATTATCACTCAAGGTTAATCTAAGTTCTAAATTATCATAAGCTGATGATGATGTGTTTCCATTATATGCTTTTGGTGTTCGGACATGATTCTCAAATACACTTTGTGATAATGGTTCACTCCATAATCTGAACTCCATTAATGAACCACTAAATCTTGTATTGTGGAATTTATCATTATGTCCACCAATATATAAATCTGTATCTGCTGCAAATGCTGTATTGATTGCAGAAGTGTTTGTTGATATACTTGATGAATCAGAATATAAAATTGTTTCTCTTGTTGAATCGTATTGTCTTGTAGTTAATTCATATGTAATATTTTGTGTAGCAGTATCTGCAGTTAAATCAGCTCCACTGGCTGATTTTCTGGTTAACATCACACTCCACATATCATCATTATAAAATGGTAATACTGAAGATGTTATAAATGCAGTTGCACCACTTCCACTAACACTAAATTGTAATCTACCTTTATCATCAGGTTCACCATTATCAGTTAATTCTATTGCCCATTTATCCTCTGATTCAACAATAACTTGATTTTTAGATTCAGGACTTCTAAATCTAAATTCAATTGTTTCTGGTTTAATACTATCAGCAGTATCTTTCCACGGTAATCTTAGAAATTCATTTGATTTAAAATCTAAAGCATATGTGAATTTTCTTTTTACTTCATATCCAACAGCTGTTCCTTTATCAGGTCCACCATATTCTCTTACTCTTAATATAGAACTTGGAATACCATAACAATTTAACAATCCTTTAATAGCTCTTTTTGTTCCTTTTGTTTTCATAAAGAAAGGTAAGTTAGCAAGTATTCGTTTCCACACTTCTTCCGTTACCGTTTCTTGTGGTGATTCGTATAAAGCTCCACCATCTATATCTTTCCCTAACAGATATTCAGGTAAAATTATTAAATCATTACCATTGATAACTTCAAATCCCATACTTTTAGCAACTTCTTGTACAATATCTTTTGATATACCCTCACTAACTTTACTTACTCTTTCATTTACATCTGTAAAGTGTTTTAAGTAAGTCCAAGTTTCATCAAATTGATGACCTATCATATCCATAAAATCTACAAATACTTTATTTTGTGTATCATTAGTAATATGTGTTGGTAAATTATTCACTAATCTATCACGATTACCTCTATCATAATCTTCCGCATAATTAATCCAAGTATTATACCAAGAAATACCCTCAGAACTTGTAACAGCATTTAATGTATATGGTGATGTTGAGTTTGATTTTGGCCAAGATGAATCATAAAACTCACCTACTGAACTTGAAGCGTAACTTGATGAAACGGTATATAAGAAATTTTCATAAGGGTCAAATGAATTTATAATTCTTCTTTTATTTAAATCAAATTCACTCTTAGTATCCGATGAACCTGTTACATCATTAATCGCTGAACTTGAACTTGTATAAAATTCTATTAATTCAAGTTTCTTTTTAAAGTTTTTTAAACGAAGTTTAGCTGAACTAAAATTAACAAAGTTACTAAATCCATAATCAGTAACATCAACACCAAATTTATCTGTTCTTTTTTGATAATCTACATTTACTTGTACATCTAATAAACTACTTGAGAAAACTGAGTTTGTAATACTTTCTTTTGTGCTATCATCAGTACCGATTAAATCCGTTCTGTTTTTAAAATTAGTACCTCTAAAGGTAATTGGATTATCCATAGATTCTACATTAGGAACTCTAAGAAATAACTCATCTCTATCATCATCAATAAATGGAATTAATCTAATTACATCTGAATATGGTTCCATTTTTTCTTCTGCAAAATAAACCAAATCACCTTTTTCTAATGAATCTGGTAATGGTTCATATAATTTAAAATATCTAGCAGTTTGGTCTGAAAGAGGTCGTAAATCCACATCATCTGTATCAATTACATCTGGTGAATCCAATACACTTAAACATAAATGTAATCCCTCATTACTAACCATATAAGTGTTTAATCTACCTACTTTAGCTTTTCTGAAGTTTACATACCAATCAGAAAATCTTTTTCTTGAATTATCTTCTCCACTATGTCCAGCATCATCAGCACCATCTTCATATGAAGTATCTACACGAACTCTATTGTAATCCAATACCTCTGTAATTTTAGCGTGATAATCTATTGGTACAGGTGTTGGTGATTTAGGTAATTTTTTTATTTCCTCATCAGGAAATGGTCTTGGAAAACTTGGGTCTGGTGGAAAGTCATCTATTATATCATCTTTTTCTGATATATCATCAATAAATTCTCTTGTTACAGGTTCTAATTGTTCTTCTACAATAATTTCATTTGGTGTAAATGCTGATACACCTGAACCTACAGTTAATCCAAGTCCCTCTTCTGATGCCAAATCAGCTTGACTTTCAAATCCATCTTCACCAAATCCACCACCTGTTAAACCACCACCAGGTATTGGCCCAGCAGGTCGTAACATCTTAAATCTATTTCTTGATTCAAAAAATCTTTCACTCCAATGTTTAGTATCATCGGATTTCCATTTATTCATTGTAGCACAAATAACATTATTAGCGTATATTGTGTGATGTTTATCTAATAATAAATTCCAAACTGATAATGGTTCTGATAAAAATTCTTCACCAATTTCATTAGCCATAAACCATTTACCTTTATGATAAATTGGATGATGGTCTGTTGTGATAAGTTTACCAAATCTTACTAATTTATCTCCGTAAGGTTTATTATCTTTTAATACTTTTAATACTTTTGCGTACCCTTGTTGAGTTTTAACTTTCATACCTGGTTTCATTAAACGAATAGGTATAGTACGATTGTTACTTAATTTTATTTTTGTATCACCAACAAAACAAACACTACCATATGTATCACTTCTATTATACTCTTCATACGCTTCTTGTTCTTCTGCCGAACTTAAAGCAGTGTATCTATTTTGTCTTATTAATTCTTTAGGTTTAAATATAGATTTTATAGGGTCTTTGTAACCTATAATATCTAAAAATGGTTTAATAGGTTGTGGTTTGTTATCTTCATCTGTTGGTAAGTCTGGTGTAGGTATTGGTTCCTTTGTTTCAGGTTCCACTTTTAAATATTCATACATACCACGAATAACTATTTGTCCACCCACCATAGAATCTGTAAATCCTCTTTCTTTAGTAGCTGGTTCAAATATTAAAACATTTGGGTCATTTTTATCAAACCTTATTTCGCCATCCGTTGGATTAATTTTTTTAGGTGTATAAACTATATCTTTATTTATAGCGGCGAAATCTCTTCTATATTTTAAATTACTAATATCTTGAACATCAACTTTTATTTCATCTCTATTAGGTGATATTTCTTTTATAACATATTTTAATTCTTTAACTTCTAATTCATCTTGTAATCTAGCTTTACCACCCTTTACGGTATAATATTTAGGTTTACCATTTACAACTCGTGTTTGTACTTTACCAACATTAATGAATCCTTTTTGATTTATAAAAACTGTATCTTCATTACCAGCCATATATCTGAAAAACAAATATTGAAATTTAAATTCACCTTCACGATAACCTAACTCTCTAATGTGAGAACCTACATCAATATCTATTGTGGTATCAGTAGTGAATACAACATCTGCTGGACGAAGAACTATTTCATTTATTTTCTCATCATTTAAATTGTAAATAAGTAGTTTTAAATAATCACGAGAATCTCTACCCCAACCAGTATAAACTGATTTAGGATGTTCTAATTGAACTTTATCTTTTTCTTTCAATCCGTAATTTAACATTGATTATATTCCAAATATTTTTGAAAGTTGTCTTCTCATTTTTCCACCTAACTTTTTCAAGTTACTTAATAAATTCTTTTGAGCGTTTTGTTTTTTAATTTCTGATGAATTTGCTACAGACTCTGTTGTTGATGTTGATTCACCATCATTACCTATGATTCCTCTTAACTGAGCATTTAGTTCTCTATATGTATCAAGTTCACTTTGTAATTCAGGGTCTGTTTCAGCTGTTAGTTCTACAGGTTCTGGTTCTTTTGGAAATATATCATTAAATTGTATATCATTACCAAAAAATTTAAGAACTCTATCTTCTGTTCCAACTTTTTGATTAATCAATAATCTTACATTCGAATATGGTTCTTTTATAGAATCTACTTCATTATCTGGACTTTCGTATGATAATAATACTCCCTCTTCATCTCTTAAATGTGGTGATGCATCAAGAGTAGAACCAGAGATTTGCATTCTTTTATATTCTTTTTCAGCTAATCTTAATTGTTCTTCTCTATTTGCTTCAAATATGTTTCTATATGTTTCATATTTAAAAGCCTCTTTAGAATTTAATTTATAAGGCATTTATTATCTCACTATTTTGAATTGAAAATCATCATCATATATCATTGAAGTTTCATCAGCTCCACTACCACTAACTACTTTAATTTCAAATCTATAAAATCTTTCAGGTTGGAAACCATCCATCCATAAGTTAAAGTAATTACCTGTGGAATCACAACTTACAATAGAACCTGTACTGAAAGGTATTATCACATCTTCTGTTTCAGCATCCTTTACAGAATAATATGTACCTTGTCCTAAACTTCTACTACCACTTGGTAAGTATTTGACTGTTAGGGCGGCTGGTGTTGTATCAAAGCCTCTTGTTGGATACAACTCTCTACCAACAAATCTAAATTTTACTTTTGATTTTTGTTTATATTCTGGTTTTAAATTTTTAAAATAAATTTTTAATCTATCTAAATCATCTGCACTTAAGGCACTTAAACTTCCTGTTGAGAAAGAACTATCGTCCCACTCAACTTCTAATTTTGGTGGAAAGATTGTATGTGTTTCTCTTGAGAAAAATTGTAAATTTCCAAGTTGGTCTTCATTACCCTCAGCAGAACCAGTCGCTGTTGTTGGGTCATAGATACTAAATCTACTTGATGATGTGTGTAAATTTTCTCTTTTAATAATGAAGCCATAGTTTGGATAGGTTGAACCACTATAGATATGATTCTTTACCAAATCAGTAATATCCATTCTTATATCTTCAGTTTCATAAACTAAACTGTATGATGAACTAACTTCATATTCTGCACCTAAACTTGATGTGTACCAAGTTCCACCTTGTGTTGTACTATCACCAACCCAAGCAGTTTTTGTTGTATCATTATCACGATACTTCCAACTTGCTCCATCACTAATGGTAGGGTCTGAATCTAATCTACCCGTACCACCACTCCAACTTCCACTAACAATATAAGCGAATAAAGTTTGTTCTACTGCCAATTCTTCTGATTTAGCATCATATAAATTTAAATAATACTTTGCATCACTTGGTATAATACCACTTTGTATTGATGATGAAATATAAGTATAATCAAACTTCATTAATATTCTTGAAACATTTACTGTCGTACCTGTTGAATTTACAATTTTATTAACTTCAAGTATTTCATCTAAACCTGTGTTTCTTGATGAAGTTACACTACCCTCATAAATTGTTGTATCGGTTATTGGATATTCAAAATAATGCATTAAATGTCTCCTATTACTCTACCCTCAATATCTGTATTCGGGTATTTAAGTTCGAATATACTTGGGTCTAATGATGGATAAATAACACCATCTTTTGTAGCTGATGTTATATCATAAACATGTCCACTATATCCATCTGCGGTTTTATATTTGTTTTCTATAACCACAATATTTTTATTAGGATTATCTTCTTCAGGTGGAACTACACTTGCCACACCATCCACTAATGAGATTTGATAAGCAATATCACTTAATACAATCGGTTGATTAATTTGCCAATTATCAATAGTGAAATGTTTCTTTACAGCTTCTACACATTTCAACAATACTTCATTTTTATTATATCCTCTTTGTGTAACAATTGAAAATCTACAAGATACATTAACAATATATCCATCTTTTAAATTTATAGCATCAGTAAGCATTCTGTATTGTGAAAGATAAACTTTCAGATTTTGTTTAACTGCTTCATTCAAAGTTACTAATTGTTTGTTTGAATTATATCCTAATAAATACATATTCAATGCTAATGGATTAGGAACAATTTGAGTTCCTTTATTAAGACTGATTTTATTATTTTTTATAATTGTTTTTGTATTTAATTCTAATTGTTCATCTTGAACAATGTAAGCTTTTGCAACTGCACCATATTTTTGTGGTAATGAATATATTCTTGTAACATAATCTTCTCGTGTAACTGCTCTATTCTGAGAATTAAAATATGCTAATGCATTTTGTCTAACTTGTTCTGGTGTTTCACCTTCAGAACCACCTGTTGCAGGTTCAGGATTTGTGATACTTAAACCTTGTTTTGTATTCTGAACTTCAGTAGCATCTAATCCCTCTTCATTTAAAGTAAGAGTTAAATTATCAGCACTTGAAATTTCTCCACTAACAACATTATCTTTAATATCACCACCATAAGTATAAGTTACAGTCAATGAAATATTACTTGGAGCTTGTCCAAAAGCTTTTGTCTTTAAGAAATTACTTGGGTCAAAGGAATCATCAAGTTTAGATAAACCTGTACCAAGTGAACTACCAACATTATCTGGATTAGGTATAATCTCTTCATCAGCATTTGAACTAATACCTGCTCCAAATCTTAATTCTGTTTTTCCATCACTACGAGCGTATGTAGTGAAACGATTTGATGTTTTTAATAATTTTAACATAAATGGTGCTGAACTTAATTGTGCAGATACATCAGGTGTGTTAGTAGAGTTATTCTCTACATCAACAAATACAGTATCTTGTGCCAAGAAAGGAACTTCATACCAAGTGTTTCCATCATCATCAACTACTGATACAATTTCAATAACATTTTGTTTATTTAAAAGTACTTTATCAAATTTTACAGCACTACCAAATACAAATGTTTCTGTATTTCTTTTACCACTTTCAACGATACCTTTTTTTGTTAATTTAAAATGTGATGGTGTATCACCAGAATATCTATTAATTCTATCTACTCGAGCATCAAAAGCTGTTTTGGATTTAAAATTAATATCATCTTTTAATCTAAATGTTCTACCACTTCTACTTGAAAACATACTACCAGCATTTACCCTAAGTGCATAATTAGTATCTGGTACATATGTATCACCCTCTATTACAGCTGGAACTTCTATACTGAAATCACAAACTGCACTCGCAGGTGAACTAAGTTTTGGTTTATATCCAAATGATTGTGCAATCTTAAAAATGTTTTTCTTTTCTTCTGCACTATGTAATAAAGTTTCACGATATTGATTATCAACATAGTATGATAATACATCACCAACATACGCAGCCATCTCAATCATCATCATACCTGGTGATGATTCATTAAAATCATTGTACGCTGTTGGATAGTATGATTTAGCAAACTCAATAAGGTTCTGTCTTATTGAACTAAAATCTCTACCAAGATACTTTACTTTCTTTTTCTCTTTTTTTATATTTGTTCCGTATTCTACATCTATTGGCATTATCCTACTCCATTAAATTCAAATGTGATTGTATCAATTGCTTCTTCATCATTTACATTCACAGAAAATGTTAGTTCAACTATTACTTGATTTAAATCTGGTTCAAAAGATGTAAACACAGCTTCTACTGTAACATATGGTAACCAGAAATCAACAGCTTCTCTAATCGCTTGTTCTACTCTATCTGGTATATCTTGTGAACC